TCTTCGGTTAAATCAATATAACCAACGACTTTATGATCTTTCCAAATTGCACATTTTTCCATAGCTTATTTTCCTCCTTGTTCCTTCCTTAATCATCATACAAAGACTTTATTTTCACATCTTGATTGATAACCGATCCCCAGTTAATACAATCTAAATTGAAAAGAATCCAACTTTCACAATCGTATGAATAGAAATCACATAATTCGCTACCATCCTCACACTCCAATATATTAGATAGTGGTAATCGCATTTCCCAAAATGCCCGTTCTGTCAAATGAAAAGCATCATAATCTTTCGATAACTTTTTCCAGTCAATTACTTTTTCTTTAAACAAACTGCTATACTCACTATTTTCATATTTAGGTTTTGCATATTTTCGCATCAATCTATGATAATCTTCTACTGTGTCAATCGTGCAAATTTTGGCTTTTCTGCTCAATTTGAAGCTGACCGCCATGCTGCTATACTTATTAAGCATAAACCCTTCACTTGCTACCCATCTTAACCAATCAGACGGATATCCTCCATTATGAAGTAATGTAGAACCCCATAAACAACCGGCTGGCTTATTGATACATGATAATCTATCGGCTATATGTGAACCATATGCTTCTGGATCATTAAATAATTCTCTGCATATTTCAGATCTACCGGCAACTAAAATTCTTGCTGACATAAAACCCTCCTACTGAATACGCTTTAACATCATACCGTTATCGGAAGATCTTAACGCCTGACCAACTTCTAATGCTGCCATATATGACCGTGTAAAAATACCCTTACACTTTACATAGTCAATCGGATTCCCTTCTAAATCTATCAACTGGAATAACTTTCCTGTACTTGTTTTATGAATGCTCTTGTCTTTTTCCATTTTTCAATCTCCTAGTAATTTATTTCTTTCAGATATTCTTTTTCAGAATATATAGTTGTTGCATATCTTTCTGAATCTGTAACAATAAATATTTTTCCTAATATGGTTTGATAAATCCCACGGACACGATCATAGCCAGTTTCCACCGCATCATCATTTATTTTCGAGTCCAAACGGTCTACCATACCCCAATCCAAATTATAGTATCTGTCAAGTGCTTGTTTTATCTGTCTATCAAATATCTGGTTACGCTCTAAACAACAACCAATATATTCACTATATTTAACTGGCACTCTTTCCAAGTCATACATTGCATCGAATAAAGCATGATCCATTATAAAAATCCCTAAAATAGCAATAGCCATAATAAAAAACGCTATATGCATTATCTTTAAATCATAATCTCCCGGAACTGCTTGCCCCACTAATGTATAATTGTCTGAAATACCAGCAGCGATAAAAGTTAATATACCGCCTATAATGCCACTTACTACAGTGATTGTTTTTGTTGTGTCATATAAAACCCTTGCTGTTCTTGCTGTCATCTCTCTATATAAAGAGTGGGCGTTATTTCCACTCTTTCATCTTCCTTTCATTTATTATGGTTTGTTTTATCCAATTTTCTTTTTAACACATTTCTGCACTTTATACGGCGTTTTAACTTCCTGAATCTCACACCATGCAAGTGCGCCAGTTTCAATCCATTTCAAAAATCTTTCTTTGTAAGATCCTGAAATATATCCAAAACAATTAGCTGGATTAGCGTTTCCCGTCAACTGTTTTTTCAGTTTCTTGTCAAGTCGGTATGCGATATAATACTTTTCGCCGTTCACACCTTCATGCTCGTTTAACTGATATACATAACCTTTGCTAATACCATGATTAAAACATGATTTCACGATAAAACACTGATTAGCTCTTAATGATCCAGTGCATTCAACGGCTTTATTTTCCGTTTTATATTCCACTGTCTCAATATTAGTATATACATATGCTTTACCATTTCCACCGATCATGCAACCGGCAGCGGAATCAATTTTATTCATGAACTTTTCAAACTGTTTTGCCAGTTTCAGAAGTTTTTCGGCTCTCTCATATCTATAACTGTTTTTGTCGTATTCCTTCAAGTCTTTTTCATAACTTTCTTTATCAAAGTATTTCATATCAGAAAACTTTGCGACTCCGTTACCTTTTGCGATGATAACACCATCTTTTTCAACATGCCAGCTCATGCGTGGTGGGTTCGGCTGATATTCCGGGTAACGATCTGTTACTTTTATCTTTTCTGTCTGATTGCTGGCTTTCGCTCTCAGCTTTTCAATTTTCGCTTTTGCTGTCTGTTCTTCTGCTGCGGACGCTCCACGATCCTGTCTGACTTCTAAAAGTCTTTCAATCAGACTTCTTGTTTTCGCTGAAAGAATAACTTCTTCACTATTATAGATATGCTGAATGATTTCTTTACCGCTCTTATCATTCCAACGGCAATCAACAACTACCACAAAACCATCTTTTGTGGCAATTCCTTCCCACCATGCCGGACTCCAATAATCTGTCATCCAGTCACTTTCATCTTCATGAAAACCATACAGTTTCCAACCTATTTTTATAAGCTCCATTGCAATTGCAACTTTCGCATCCTTAAATTCATAATAGTTGTTATTACTTGACATAATCAATACCTCCGTAATATACTTTATAAGTTGTGTTTGTTTATATTTATACTATACATTATTATTGATTGATTGTCAAGTGTTTTTGTTAAATACATGAAGAAATACAATGTTGTAATTCTTCAAACTTGTTTTCTATGCTATCAACTTGATCCGCTGTCAATGTTCCGTCTTCGTCCTTATTCTCTAAAATATCAGCTATTTCCCAGATTGTAGAATTTGCTGTATATAATTCGTCATAACATACTGGATCAAGTTCTTCCACCCTTTTAGCAATATCATCTCCGCATTTATCCCGGATAATATCAACTAAATCTCTATGATTTCCAATTATTTCAATACTTCCATCTTTTAATGCTACTACGTCCATTTTTCCTTCCTTATAATTCTTTTTCAATCTCTTCTATGCATTCTTTTCTTGTGTTGTAATTACCGTATGTACTCTTTACTCTTAATGTATTATATCCAGTCAATAAATGATCCTGCACCTCATAATGGCTAAATTCGCCGTTTAAAGTCACTTTACCAGGCAATACAACATGAATATAACCACGGCTGTTTACTTTCCAATAAAAGCCTCTGGAATGCTTGTAGAGTGTATTTAAAGCGATATCTTTTCGACCTTCTTCAATCATTTCTTTTGTTTTGGCTGCTTCGCCAGTGTACGAAAACATAGCTCCCATATCTATCTCCTAAACATTTAATTTAATACCATTGTACCGTTTATAACGTTGTGTAAAATGACCGTTTGGTAATTGTTTACTTACACGTTTCATAACTCCATTTTCAAAATCTGGTGTTTTCACTTGTGTCCAGCCATCTTTTCTTCGTCTATCAAGATCTTCTAAATATTCTTGTTCGTTTTCGTACTCAACACAATCTTCCTCAAATGACATAACTTTACTGTTTAATAACTTCATAGCTTTTTACCTCCTGAATATAGAATAAGTGGTATATCCGTCCTTAAAACGATTATACCACGATTTCTATTATTGTCAATATCATTTATTTACGTTTGTTAATAACGCAAGCCTATTTTTACATATAGTTACAACATTTTCTTTTGAAACACATAAAGTGCTTCCAATTGCTGACAATGCAATAAATACAACCGGCATCCCGGAAGATACAAAAAATACACCTACGCCAATAACACCAATACCGCACAATTTCTGTTTAATGCCAGCAATAAGCAATTGTTTCTCTTTCTCTGACATCCGTTTACATTCTTCATATCCAATATTTTTCAATGTTCTTGTAATTTCTCTTGATGCTCCTAAATGCTGATTAGCAAGCTGCAATTCAATAGCAAATTCCATATTTCCAACACTAAAAAGATCCTTTGCTTCTTGGTATTCAATTTTTGCCATTCTTTCAAGTCTATCACGATCACGCAACATTTTCTCAATTTTCTTTGATGAAACTAACATTTTATTTACCTCCCATATCCATGCAAAATCTGATTCTATTATCTGTATATATAATTGCTGCTTTTAACCTTCCATGTGTAGAAAATTCATTTCTATTCACTTTTGGAATTAGCCCAACATCTACGCACATATCTACAAGCTGCATATATTCTCTATGATTTTCGTCATTGTTGAATTTATGACAACCATATTTATTTGAAAATTCCGTTATTGCATTATAAAGGTTTCTACGCTTTTCGTCCATTGTCCTCTCCTACTTCAAATATCCAAATTTTTTATAGCAACTCATCAATAAAGCCAACTGCATGAACTGTTTTAAATTTCTGTCTGCTTTAAGATTTCGCCCGTCTTTAATAGCTCTATGGATTTCTACCATATTACCATACATCAAGATATCAACCGAAAACTCATCTTTGTATAAAATACGGTACTCGTCAACATTGCCAGTAAATAACACATTCCAGACGTTTCCGAAACAATCTGAAATTCTCCACAATCTTTGATTTTCGTATGGTTTTTCCAATTCTTCAATTTTGTTCTTGCTCCATCTGGACTCCACGAAACGCTCTTTTGCGGTTTTATTTTCAAATTTTAACATGGCTTTCATTCCCCCTATTTAAACAACTTTCTTGCATCAAAAAAGATTGTTTTACCGTCTTTTGTCTCTCTTGCTGCACTCCAATGAAAAGCTGCACGCCCGATACCAGATAACCAGGTTTCACGATCCATATTATCAAGAACGTACTTTCTTGATACCTTTTTATCGTTTTCGTCTTCATACTGCATTACTTCAATAGCTCTTTCAATTTGTGGGATATCCTGGTCAAGATATCCGCACTTTTTGAAATAGTTCTTGTCTGATTCTGATAACTTCATGCTTTCGCCCTCTCTTTCTGTTTTGGTTGCCATTCTGTCAATCAACCATTCTACTGACATACCATTTTTAAGGCTTGCCAGTTCGTCAAACTTCTGCACTGCGATTTCTAACGATTCTTTTTCGTTATATCCTTTTGCCTGGATCAATTTACCGGCTTTTAATACATTATTGTACGTTTTCCGCTTCATGCTCTTGAATCTCCTTTATTTCTCTTTTAAGTGCTTCAAAATCCGCATCCGTCAACCATTCCGGCTTCTCTTCTTCCGTAAATGAATCCATGATATTTTCCATTTCTTTGATAATGGTATCAATATCAGCCCAGAGGCTTGATGATCTACATCTTCCAGCACAATTGATATAATACTTACAATCAAGCTGTAATCTGTTTAATAACATGTATTCTCTTTCTTTTGGACTTCTTACAAAAGGATTTTCGCACTCTACCGGCTCTGTTACTCTGCTGCAAGGTTCTCCGCAAATTTCGCCACAATCCATATAAGCACCCGTATAAAGGTCTAAACCATTACGCCCGTTATTTTCATCAAAATAGATTTTACCGTTTTCGTCCTGATAACAAGGAACTTCCATATAGCCACCGAAACCAATATATTCAACTTTCATTTGTGTATACCTCCGATATTTATTATAGTTTATTTAAAAGCACTATCCATAAACATTGTATCTAAATGATGTGCCAGAATATTAAAATCTTCCGACTTTTTCAACTTGTCAAATACACCTATTAAATACTCCGCTTCTTCTGCGATAGTTTCCGAATCGTCCGAAAAGTCTCGGTTGAATTCCATCAGTTTATCTGCCATTTCTTTTGATGTATGCTCAAAATCGCTGTCAATGTCTTCTGTGTTTTCTTCCTGGTCGATAACTTTTAAATCGCCTCTAACAGAATCATTATCATCGCCGTATTTTTCAAGAATCTTAAAAATTGCCTCAATATCTTCTTTTAACAGTTTCGGCTCATAATATTCTTTATCGCCATCTGAATGCTGCAACATAATTCCGATCACTTTTGATTTTTCTACCATTTTCGTTTCCTCCGTAAATTATAAGTTGTGTTGTTTGTTGTTGATATTATAATACATTATTTTGGTCTGTTTGTCAATAGTGTTTTACATTTATTTTTGTTTGTTTATAAAAAAGAAAATCCGACTTTTACGCCGGATCTTCCTTCCCTCTGTATTTACTTAACAACAACGTCATAACGCTCGATAATATCATCTATATAGCTTGTTGCCGGATTATAGACTAAATATGTTATAACTTCGTCCCCAGGCTGCGCCCCTTCTACGCTTCTATAACTGATATAGTAGTCTTCTGCTGATCCGTTCAATTCGTCATCTAATACAGTGCCTTTTGTGCGCTCAACGATAACTTTATCGCTGTTCATACGATTTTCTAACATTTCGCCGGTCAACTCAGAAGTTGAAAACATTTCAAAATCTCCGTACTCTTCAATGATTTCTTTCTCTATTTCTTCGCATTTTAATATTGTTTCGTCTTTTACGGCTTCCGGCTGCTCTGCTTCCAATTCTTCCGCTGCCAATACCTCAGAAAACGCTGTATTTTCGTTTTT